CAATATGGACACCAAATTCCTTTAGTTATATCACTTAATACAGATTCAAAATCGTGTCCGCATTTATCACAATCAAACCAACATTTTTTATTACTATTTTTAAATACATTTATAGGGTTTATTGTATTTTTAATGCTCCAATATTTAGATTTAGATTTATCATTAGAAGCAAAAGAATTATTAAAGCAAAATTTACAATCAATTAATCCGCACAATTTTTTTTGTTTTATCGTACACATTTTTTAATATTTCTTTATAAGTTCATTCTTTAACTTCATTTTATATTTAATATTTCTTTAACTTCATTTTATATTTAATATTTTATTCAAAATAGGTTGCATCTAATGTGTAAATAAATTGCAAGATAAAATCTTTAATTTCATTTGGGTCTTGTGTAGGTCTTTCTTCTGGTCCCGTTATAATATTTATTGTGCGTTTTAAAACCTGGTTTGCATATTCTTTAGATTTATATAGCATATTTCTAAAATATCTATGAAATGTGGGAAAGTGAAAACTATTTAGTGTAATTCTGGGATCGTTGTCTCTGTTAACTTGTTCTTTCTCTAAAATCAGTCTTATTGAAGAAACTACTTCGTCTATACACCTTTCTAAAACAATTAGATCTTCTTCTTTTTCCTTTTTCCTTCTATATTTAGTTTTATTTACACTAGCCTTGTACACACTTTTAAATTTAAGCTTATTTTCTACTCTACATTTATCTATACTTTTTAAGATTATTTCAGAATATGGTTCTCTAGTTTTTGGGTCTCTAAAATCTCCCGACGAGATTAAATAATTAACCAATGGTTCCAAATTATAATAGATGAACGAAGTTCCGTTTCTTTTGCATTTATCGATCATAAATCCTTTTGGTTTAAATGCATAGCAAGGATATTTAATTTCTTCCATCGATACTGGACATAAACCGTCATCAATCCAAAATGATCTAAAAAATCTCTGTAATTTTATAATTGATAAATGGGTATTTATTTTAGCTAATAATGTTATCTTAGTTAATTTGGAATAATTTTTTAAATTTAGAAACTTACAAATCTTTTTTAGTTGTGCCAAACTAATTGTAGTTTCCTTTATCATTTAATTTAATATAAGAAAACATATTAATCTGAAAAATCCGACTCATTATCTGATTCTGAATCTATTTCAATACCTACGTCATCTACAACTTCACAAATATCATCATCGTCATTATCGGCGTCGGCGTCAATCACAATTTCTTCTTCAATTTCTTCTTCAACTTCTTCTTCAACTTCTTCTTCATCTGCGTCTTTGTCAACTTCGTCGTCTTCACCTTCGTTGTACCGCTCCTTCGGATCGGGGGCAAAGCCACCGTCTGATTCACTATCTTCGGCATCACTAAACATTTCTTCTGTAGACATGTTGTTATTATTGTTATTATCTGTGATAAAATTTTCAAATTCATTAGGATGGACAAGCGGGATAAGCAAAGGGTCGGTAGCTGTACATTCAACCTGTTGAACGATTTCTTTCTTATCTTTTACAATAATTTTATCTACGATATTAAAATGTCTTGGGTAAGGACATTTATAGGTAAACCCTGTAAGTTTTAAATCAGTATAAATTTTCCTAATATCTTTGTAAAATTTCTTAATATCGTCCTTAGTTTTTATGTCCCAGGTTATTTTATTTTCTGTATATTCGTTTAATGCCCAAATAATTTCATAAATTGTTGTATAATCAGGAAAAGCCCTTAAAGACATAATCTTAACCCTTAAACTTTCCAACAATTGTTTATCCACAAGTTCTAATTTTTTATTACATTTTTCAATAAAATGTTCGCTTTCAGAACCCGAACTTTCTTCCTTGTATTTTAAAATATCATATATAAATATATTCCTATTCAGCACATTACCATTCAAACCTTCAATTACCTTCTTTTTGGCTAAAGTATCCAAAGCTAAAGTATCCAAACTAAGATTATTTAACCCAAAATCAAGATTTTCTGCTGAGGGGTATATTTGTTTAGTATATACATAACCACACGGTTTTTTACCAGTTTTCTCTAATTTAGATGATTTGAAAGATATAACCTTTGTTGTGTTTACTGGACATTTTGCAGTAAATACCCCAGTGCCTAGGTTAGTCATACAAAAAGGCTTCTTTCCACAAAAACACTTTGCTTGTAGTTCGTGTGTCATCTTAATTACTCTTATCCTTTATCTCTTTTATCTCTTTATCTCTTTATTAACCTTTTATCCTAAACTTGATAAATTTTTGATTATTTTTTTAAATTAAATTGGATTAAAAATATTTATATATAATAAATGGCAGCAAGGGGTATAAGAAAAAGAATGCCCAAAATTAATATTAACAGAAACAATTTATTAACAGCAATAGGGGTATTATGTTTTGCAGCATATTTTGGTTTAGCTATGTGGGCTATTTTAAGTTGGTTCGATTTGGAGTGTAGTCTTTTTGATAAGGATGTATTATGTAAAACACCTTCGTCTGAAACACTATCTGATAATTTAAAGATTAGATTTTTAGTATCTTGTTTTGCGATAGCGTTAACAATTTTTTTAATAATATTTGTTGTGACTAAAAAAAAATAATTTAATTAATTATCCTCAAATTAAAATATTTATATAATAATAATAATGACAAGATATAGAAAAAGAGTTGCAAAACGTGTAAGACGTACAAAACGCGCATTAAAAGGAAAACTTAGTTTTGTTTCAGTTCTTGTAGCACTTAGTGCGCTTGCAAGTTTTGTTTTAGCTGGTTGGGCTATATATAGTTGGGTTGATTTAGAGTGTAGTTTTGAAAAGGATGTATTATGTAAGAAAACACTTGCACCTAAAACACTATCTGATGATTTAGATTTTAAATTTATAATTGCTTGTGTTGTGTTTGCACCTTCAGTTCTTGCATTTTTAGTATGGTTCTATAAATCTATTAGGTAAAAAATAAAAAAAATTTTTTTTAAAAGAGGTTAAACATTAGAAATATAATTTATTATTAAGAAATCATTAAAATTCGTGTAAAGGCTTTCCGAATTTTATATGCTTTCTTAATAAAATAAAATGTTTGATATATTATTGAATAAAAGTATTAAAAGAATTATTCAAATTATTAATGAAGAAAATGATTATAAGATCAGAGATTCTCTTAAAGAGAGAACATTTAAACTTTTGAAATTATTAAATAATGATGAAATGTTAAACGGTAGTTGCGACCAAAATAAAAAGATACCATTAAAATGTGGTACAAGGTGTTTTATTATGTCGTTGATTTTGTTGGAACGTTTATATGAATCTGGTTTTGTTCTAGACAAAAATAACATTATTGTTAATTTGGACTTGTGTATGATTATATCTTTTAAATTGTCTGTAGATGATGTCTATGAAAATTTATTTTTGAATCTGTTTAATATATCTTCAAAAAATTTGTTTTCTTTGGAAATTGGAATTTGTGAAAAAATACATTATAAATTGTTTATTTGCGAAGAAGAGTATAATAAAAAAATAATGACCCTTTTAACTTAAAACTCTTAAATTAAATTATTTATATTAAGTAATGAAAGACATAATTACAAATGAAAATTTAATTAAGGAAATTGATAAAACTAAAACATATAAAGAGTTATTTGAAATCCCTTGGAAACTTTTACTTAATAAAAAATGTACCTTAAATAAATGTTCCAAACTTAATATTGTGATTTTAAATACTCCTTGTAATGGATTTGGCGACCTTATGTTTGCACATAAATTAGCAACCTTATTAAGAAATATGTATAAATGTAGAGTAGATATAGCTTCTACTTTACCAGATAAACTTAAAATACTAGGCGAAGATCCTAAAAATATAATAGCCTTGAAAACAAAAAGCAACGATAAAGAGTGCAGAAGATTTAAATATTTAGACAATAAAGGGTTAAAAATAAAATATGACCTTTTATTCGTAGCACCTGTCAATCAAGACTATTCTGTCGAACACGGAGATATTAAAAATTTTGTAAATTACTCTAACAAATTTAATACTTATTTTTTTTCAGAATATAATGATGATATATATAAAAATTTTGACTTTCCCACTGGTGTTGGAGAAGGGTATTTGGGGTTGTTAATAACAAAACCTAAGATTAAACCTATTAAACGTGATTATCCTTATGCTTTAGCTTATATAGCCGGAGCTGCCGGGTTGGGTCAAATTCCGTTGTGGAGAAATTGTATTCTTAATTTTATGAGGTTGGTGGCTAAAAAAAACCAACATAATAAATATTTCGAACTTATAGGACCCGATAGTGTTTTATTATATATTTCTAATTTACCAAAATCTAAATTAAAGGCGTTAATACCTTATTTTGGTTCAATTAAATTTCTTACTAAAAATGATAAAGGTGATCAAAGTATTAAAACTATAAAACTTAATAATAAAGATAACACTTTTATTATTAATTCTACGGTTTTTCCAGTTCCAAACAGTAGAATGTTAAGTTTGATGAAATATAGTGTTAAAGATATTCTTTTAACGGGTGACCAAAGCATAACAGATGGTTTGTCTTGTTGTCCTAATAAAAATATATGGTATCAAACTGTTCCTTGGAAATATGATTTTGTAGATAATTTAGCTTTAGAAATGCCTAATAAATATTTTAAAAATGTAAAAACTTCGTGTGGTACAATAAAAGCTTCTAAATTTAATTCAGATTATACCAAATTTATAAAAGAAAATAATTTTGGTATCAATGCTAGAAATAAATTAAATGCAGTAATGTTGGCTGCACTTGAAAGAAGAAATAAAAATTCTCTTATTTCTAGGTTTGAACATGATGTATTAAGTGTTAAAGGAATAAGACAATTTAAAAATTTAATTGGTATTTAAATTTCCGTAAGAAATTTCCGTAAGAAATTTCCGTAAGAAATTTTCAGAATGAATTTATTCCAAAGATTGTAAAAAGAATTATTAAAAGGTTGACTGTATTTACCAAATGATTTAGTATTTTTATTAAAAAATAGAAACTCATTTTTGGATAATTCATTATTAAGCTTCTTGTATTGTTCTATTTTCATAAACTCCTTTAGATAAATAGCATAAACTAATTTTACATCTTCAAAATAAGGAACAAATATATAGTCCATATACATTCTTTGAGTTTCAGCTAGAGCAAGCGGATAGGGTGATATAATAATAACAGAACGGGTTTTATCATTGATTATATTATTAATTGTACTGTTTCTATTATGTTTAGAACTATAATTATCAAACAATAAAGGGACATTGTCTGGTATATCGTAATTTTCTGACATAAGATTCACAACTTGTGAATTTTTATACTCTGGATCAAGCATTTTTAAAAAACTTAATCCTAGTTTAGTTTTTTCAGAGGCAACGTCCCTGTAACCTAGGATTAAATAATTTCCGCCATTTTCAAACATTTTAAGGGTAGGGATCATTTTATTTAAATAACGGCGTTTGTCTTTAAACTAATTTAATAAAGATTTTTAGGCATAGGATCTAACGACATCGAATATTGTAATGCTTCGGTAGAACCGTCTTGTACATTACTAGGTGTGTTCCAAGTAGTAAATGCCTGTAATCTAGTTCCCATTGAACTCGAATTGTTAGTAGCATAAGCAGGAATTCTAAAACCCTGTTGAGCATTTGACCTACTAGTAGTCTTTACATCACCGGTTGGGTTGTTACCAACTCTAAGTGATGGGGGTACTCCACAATATCCAGGGAACACTGCAAACCATTTACCATTTGCAGATTTAACGCAATCCTGTTGAGGCATGGCAAAATTATTACAGGTTTCTTTATTTACATAACCCTGACCTCCGTTATTTTGTTCAGAAGGTGGAGGTTTTGGTATTCCAGAATTCCAAGGAGTACCTAAGAAATGTTTCTTGCCGTCAGGACAATCATAAGTTTGAGCACAGTATCCAGTCTGTTGTAGATTAGAACCAAATGTATCATATTCATTATTACAACTATAACCCTGACCACACTCATTGTCTGATGAACAACCTCGTCCTATTCCTCCCTGATTGGCTAATTTCCTATTATATTGCCCTCCTCCATTAGGTCCTACACCACTTCCTAATTCGGGGTAAAAGGTTTTAGAACAGTATCCGCCAGACTGATTTCCGTGTGAACTGGGCCAGTTTTCATAATTTGCATTGCACGTAGTCCCTCCCCATGAACCACAATCTGCATCATTACTGCAAGCTAAAGTTCCTCCTACATTACTTAAAGTTTGTGTGCTGGCAACCCATGCGTCAGTTTCGGTGTTTCCGAGGTCTAGTGCATTTGCGGTTACGGCAGTTCTAAAAAAATTATCATTGGTTGGTAAATTAAACTCTTTCTTCCAGGTTGATTCTTTTAGACCAGATGATCTCCAATCTGTTAATCTACCACCAAATTCCTTATAAGACGGAAAAGGTTTTCCGGTTGTTTGATCGCCTGTAGGAGCATATCTGGAATTAGTATAAACATTGTTGAACGACTGTAACTCTTTATTTGCCGAAGCCATGAAGTTTGTACTTGCCATCTTTATTATTATTAATATATTTTTTATAAACAATTAAAACAATTAAAACAATTTAATACATTTAATTTAAATATTAAGAACCTTTCCTTCTTTCTTAGTGCTTACAGGCATTTCGCAAATTCCATCCTTACATTCTTCTTCTTCATCACTATCTTCTGGCAAACCTTCCAAAACAACAGGTAATGCCCGTGCTTGCGCTTGTGCTTGTGCTTGTGCTTGCGCTAATTTCATAGCATTAATTTGTTCTTGACTTGGTCCGCCGTTAGGTCTTTGTGTCATTCTTTGAAGCATAGTTTTGATTTGTGTAATTTGTTCTTCAATTCCTTCTATAGATTTAGTATTGTTTATTAGTTGTTCATTTTCGTGTATTGATTTTGAAATTTCGGCTAATTCTATTTTCATTTTCTTCATTTCTCTATAGAGAAAAATACTCAAAGCCATACAGATACCGACAGCTCCTATCATAACGTAATTCATGTTTCCTCCAATTAAAGTAGATAAAGGGTCTGAATAATCTGAACATGTTACGTCTCCGAAATCTGGACCATTTACGGATTCTGATAAACGTTTACTTCCGCTTCCGCTACCGCTTCCGCTTCCTTTTGACCTTGGTTGTTCGAACCTAGACATTTATAATACGTATCTATCTTTTTTAAAGATAATAAACGAATTTATTAAGTAATTTAAAAAATCTTTTTCAGTTTATAAACCATTTCTTAACAAAAAAATTTTGAGTTTATAATCGTCATTAGCAAATGAATTCATTAATTCATTAATTGATTTTTAAAAATTATTTAATTCGCTTCACGAATTCGCGACCCTCCTCATCCAAACCTTCTACTTCTTTTGGTTACTTTACGAGTTTTAGGTAAAATGTAAAATGTGATAAAATATATAAAAAAAAGGACACAAATTCCTCCAAACACACAAGCCAAAATTAAGTAAATTTCACTATTTTTATCTTCCGGACTTTCATTAATATCAGCATTTCCATAAACGGTAACATTAGCTCCCGCAAATTTAGATACTCCTTTTACTATCTTTTTATCTAATCCACAAAATGCTGGATCACAATTTACTATAAATTGTTTATTTGCCTCATCTTCTACTCTTTTCCAACAAACAAAACTGTTTGTAGCCAATTGAGTAATTGTACAAATATCTAAAGGAGGGGTTGGGATAGGATATAATACTTCTTGAGTAGGTAAAGGTACTGGTGCTCCATTCAAAGGTTTAGAAGTAATAGAAGGAGGTAGAGTTCCAGGTTCGTAAGTAGGATATAATACTTCTTGAGTAGGTAAAGGTACTGGTGCTCCACTTAATGGGCTGGAAGTAATAGGAGGAGGTAGAGTTCCAGGTTCGTAAGTAGGATATAATACTTCTTGAGTAGGTAAAGGTACTGG